AGTTTGCGCGGTTCGTGAGGAATGGAGTGCCAGGTCATCCGTCATTTTTAAATTAAAAAAAAAGTTTGTGCAAACCCTTCGTGACCGGTGACCGGCGCGGCCGGGGCCTCCCCCCCGCCCTCGCGGCACGCGGCGCTGGCAGGCGGGCGCTGCCGGCAGGCGCAGGCGCACAGCATTGTGCAGTGCAGCATTGTGCAGCGCAACAAATGGTTTACATGTGAACAGTTTACATGTGAACCATTGCGTCATGTCATTGGCAGTTTAGGCAATCTGTTTTTGCTTTGCCCAAATGACCCAAGATTGTTTGGGTCATTTTGTCATTGCCAAGCGGGTCGCACCTTGCGCGCGGCCTGGCGGCGCCGGCGTAGAGGGCGGAAAAGCTTGGGTCATGCCTTGGGTCATGCATGGGTCACGGTTTAGGTCATGCCATGGGCAAGCGTAAGTGCTTGATTGCGCGGGATTAAAGAGGGTTTTGGGTCATTTGGGTCATGCTTCCGGGGTAACCTCAGTTCTGTATATATATTATATAGGAATATATACCTATATTATAACTTTTCTAACTTAACATAACAAAATGACAATAATACCTAAAACCCCCTACAAAGCGAGCGCAATCAAGCACTTAGCTTTGGGTCACGCAGGGCCATTTTCACCGCCCAACCATGACCCAAACGACCCAGCCAAATGACCCAAAAACTTTTTCTAACAATCTTGCAAAACATTGCTTGACAAGGTGACGCGCCGCGCCTATGTTCATGGCGTAGACAAACGAAAGGAAACGCACATGACCCTCCTCTCAACAATCTTCGACGCCCTGGCGGCCGCGGCATTTGTCGCTGGCGTGATCTGCCTTGCCATCGCGATGAACCCCTAAAAAAGTCAGCTGGACCGCAAGAAAGTGCTTTACAAGTCATGCGGCCCGGCTTAATCTTGGATAAGTCAAAAACAGGAACAAAGCACATGACATACGCGCTTTACACGACCGAACCCGCCGCGCCGCGCAAGATCGAGATGTTTCTCGATCACCACTTGGCGGGCAAGACGCTGAAGACCTACACGGTCGCTGATGTGCAGGACGTGACCGCGTCAACGGAGCCAAGCTACGTGATCCGCTTGGCCATCGTCGTCAAGACGGACGGCGACACGGCGTGGATCACATGGGTGCGCCGCGACGGCGACCATGGCGGCCTGATGCACCGCGTAAACGCCAGCGCCCTGCGCAACGTGCGCACGATGGATCTGATGGCCTGACAGACGCAAGTCTATGCCAGCGCAACCAAGCGCTGGCATATGCGAGCGCCTACGCTCGATACGGGGAGAACATCACATGCTTAAAGTTACGCTCAACATCCGCGCGCTGCGCGCTACCTTGGTCGCCGTCTCGACTGAGGAAACCCGTTACTATCTGAACGGCATTAACCTCGAATTCACGCCCGATGGCGTCGTCATGGCGGCCACCGATGGCCATCGCATGATCATCCTGCGCCAGCCGTACGGCGAGCACGCCGCGACGGGCGCGCACGCGAGCGTTATCGTGCCGCGCGACTTGGTCGCCAAGCTCAAGATCAACCCGCGCATGAAGACGCTCGACACAACCGACCTGACGATTGGCGACGATGGCAAGCTCACGTTTGAACATGCTGGCGAGTCGTTCGGCGGCTCACGCGTCGACGGGACGTTCCCGGATTACCGGCGTGTTGTGCCGCAAGATCTGGACGGCAAGCCTGCGCAGTATAATCCCGCATATCTGGCTGACTTCGCCAAGGCGCGCGTTGAGCTGGGCGCGGAACCCACCAAAAAAGGCGGCGCAAGCCCTGTCGTGCGCTACAACGGCGGATCTCCGGCCGTTGTTGACTTCGCGTATGGTACGGGCTTTCAGGCCATTGGCGTGCTAATGCCGATACGCGAAATCGACGACGGCACCTACTACACATGGGCGAGCGCGCCGATGGCCGCATGGCCTGACGCCACGCCAGCCGCGTCAGCAGCGGCCTGACGCGGGCACAAAAACGTGATGCATCACAAAAACGTGATGCATCACAAAAACGTGATAGCTGACGGCCTAATCTGCAATAAAAAGATTGACCGCCTTGCATAGCATTGGATAACTTTATCAGACCGGCGCAAGAGCGCCGCAACAACGGGAAAACGAAAATGGTCACGCTGATGGATTGCCGCATTCCGACACTGCCGCCGCGCGCGCTGCGCACCTTTGAGACCTACGAGGCGGCGCTGACGTACGCTGAAACGACCCTGCGCGCGTTCTGCATCGAAGAGGATGACGACCACGCGGGATACTATGACATCGCCACGCCTGCGGGCCTGTACGAGCTGCGCCCATTCTGACGCGCTAAGGCCGCCCCACGGGGCGGCTCATAGCGCGCCAGAGGGGCGTGCAGTACGGGAGAAACGGACATGACAAGCACAAGCTATAACGGTTGGACCAATTTCGCGACGTGGCGTGTGAACCTTGAGATCTTCGACGGCATGGATCTCGCGGAATGGAACCTTGACCGCTTCGACATTTTCGAGCTGGCCGACTGGCTGAAAGAATATGCGGGCGAGGTGATCGAGCAGACATCGACGCCCGGTCTGGCGCGTGACTACGCGCTCGCCTTCTTGGCCGATGTCAATTGGGCCGAACTCGCTAGGGCAATGCACGACGAGCAAGAGGAGTTGGACGTATGATGCACCTCGCCATAGCCGTCATTCTATTCGTCGTCATTCCTTTCGCGCTAGTCGGCGCAGCAGCACTATGGGAGCACCTGACAAATGACTCAGACACCGATTATAGAGATCCGCGCATCTGACGGGAGCCTCGCGGGCCACGTCGCGCGTGTCCGTTACCTGCCAACGCTCGCCCGGCGCTGGCGTGGCGTGACGACCGACGGCCGTATCATCTATGGCCGCACGGTCCAACGCGTCGCGCAGGCCATGCTGGCGGAGCGGCGCGCATGACCGACGCCCGACACGCGTGGGCGGCGCACTACGCGGCCGTGAAGGCCCGCATTGCGACGGGGCTACGCCCCGGCGCAGCAACGCCGCCAGCGCCGCCAGCAACGCCACCAGCGCCGCCAGCGCCGCCAGCAGCCCCGCCAGCGCCACCGCCAGCAACGCCGGAAGACCCGCCCGTGCTGTATAAGACCGACACGGCTTGGATACGGCTCACGCGGGCCGAACGGGCGGCGCTGCCACACGTCAAAGAACGCGCGGCGCGGCTATCGGACAAGGCCGCGCGGCGTGCCCGCATGGACGCCCGCATGGCGAGCTACAGGCTGACGCAAGAGCAGCTCGCCGAACTGTGCGCGGACATCACGGCCGCGCACAAGACGACCTGGCTGGTGCTAGTCGGCCGGTCTCCGGCCGCCGTGCACCTGCGGCCGCGCTTGGAAGTCTACAGGCGGCTGCTGGCGCTGGGTTGGACCTACTCGGCCATTGGGAAAGCCTGTGGGCGCGACCACTCGACCGTAATGTATTACATCAGACGATGGGGGACGACAGATGAACAAGCGTAAAGCACACCCGCAGGCGCAGGACGCGCCACAGACGATTGAGCAGACCTTGCAGGACCGCGAGGCGACGCACGGCGATTTCGCCGACGTGGCGGCCTACGCGCAACTCATGAAGGAGATCCTGCGCAACTCGACAGGTTACCGGCGCATGAACGACGCGCAACGCGAGTCCTGCGAGGCGTGGCTGTTAAAGACCGCGCGCATCATGGCTGGCGATGTCGACTATGACGACCACGCGCACGACATCGCGGGCTACGCGACGCTCTACGTCCGGGCCTGTGGCGCCCGCCATGCCGAACGCGCGGCAGCCGAGGCGCTGGCGGACATCGAGGCGGCTATGGCCGCGCCGCGCTACGCGCCCGGCGACGTGACCGTGACGCTGATCAACGGCGCGGCCGCAGCGTGAAGCCGCACGCGACACGCGCGGCGTTCGAGCGGCTCAAGCGCGACGCCTGCGCCGAGTGCGAGATTGACTCGGCGACGTTCGATGGCCGGTCACGCGTACACGCCGCCAGTACCGCCCGGCACCTCGCTTGGTGGCGAGCGCGCGACAGCCTGCTGGTGTCCTACCCGCAGCAAGGCCAATGGTCCGGCGGGCGCGACCCGACGACGGTCTGGCACGGCGTGCAGTCGTTCGACGCGTGGCTGGACGGGCGGACGTTCGAGAGCGCCATACGCAAGCGCGCTAGGGCGCTGGAGTACTACAGAGCGAAGAAAGCAAGGGGTGAGATATGATTGAGGAGCTGGACGACCTCACGCTGATTTACATGTACGGGTTCAAGAATGGGAAGGACAGCCTGAAGGACGAAATCGAGCGGCTGCGGGACGCGCTGCGCCGCATCTCGCACGCGCCGCACGGTAAAGTCTACTGCGCGAATGGTCACGAGGAAGCGGTGCTGATCGCCCGCGCCGCACTAGAAGGGGGAAAGACCGATGAATGACGAACAAGCAACAATATTTGCAACCGTTTCGATAATGTTTATCGCAAGCATATTGTTGGCGATTGGGACTAACGGCTTTGTCGGAGCCAGTTTGTTCTTTGCAATCTGGGCAATAGTCGGTGTGATCCTACTCAAAAGGTGATTGAATGACTGACGACATCGTGGCGCGGCTGCGCGCCAGCAACTTCAATTGGGATAGCGGCCCAGCCGCCGACGAGATTGAGCGGCTGCGGGCAGAGATCGCGGAATTGCGGCTTCAAAACGAAATCTTGGTCCAGACGACAGCAGAGCTTTGCGACAGATGCGGATGGAGAATGAAATTCCCCGGTCAGCCATGCCGCCACTGCGAAGCACCCGCCCTCGCCGTGCTTGAAGGGGAGGCGTCCGATGATGCTGCGACTTGATCCGCCCCTGCCCGTCGTGACGCCCAAGGGCAAGGGGCTGGCGCACGTTTTGATCGACTATGGGGACGAGCACGACCTGTGCTGGGTCGTATTTCAGGACAGTAGCGAGTGCTGGACGTGGCGCAATCAAGACATCCGCGCGGAGACGAACATAACATTCGGGAGAAAATAATGCGAAAAAACGCAGAACGGGACAAAATTATCACACAGCACTACCTTGCCGGGCGCAAGATGATCGACATCGCGCGCCTGTTCGGGATGAACTCGCCGGGGCATGTGCGGATCATCGCGCGACGTAATGGCGCACCGCCACGCAAAAACGGAAG